CACGGCAGGAATCCCGACCACCCATTCTTTTGTCCGCCTGAAATCGTCTTCCCAGTTGGCCTCGGTAAGAAACTCCGGCATAAAATAGCATCCGTGTTTCGCCGCGAAACCTACCGGGATTGTGCTTCGGATGACTTTATATGGATTGGTGGGACACTTCGCAATCGTCTCTTCCAGTATTCGGGTATAACACGACCCGTCGTGGTGAAGAGGTGTCGGAAGACAGAAGAATAATAGGTCGCATTCACGGTCCAATTCTTCCAATGTTATGCCTGGGGGGTCGCACGCTTCGGGGCGAATATCGTAGATGTATACGGGGATTGGTTTGAATTCGTCTAACGCACCGTCGTCATTGTCATTGTCATCATAATCGTAATCATAATTCTTGGTGAAGATTTGGGTCGCGCGGCCAACAAAGCCGTTTCCGATAATTCCGATTTTCATCTTGTAAACAATATTACACATAATGGTTTAATATAGTTTCCGTTCTAGTCCGCATCCGCATCCGCATCCGCATCCGCATCCGCCTCCGCCTCCGTCTCCGAGTCCGTGTCCGAGTCCGTCGGTTTGATATTATACATATCCATTATGATATCCGTCATATGTTCGACATAACTCATCTCTGTGCCAAGTCGTGTCCCAATAGAGTCCATAATCGCAACGGTGACAAAGAGGCGATAAAGCGACCTACGAAACATCAGTCCATAATTATTCAAGATATAGTTGATTTCGTAGATTTCAGCCACGCCGAAGAACTTCACTTGTGGTGTCGTATAATTGATTAAAACGCGCATCAGTTCATCGCGTAGTTGGTTGAATTTTTTAGGACCAAGGGTTGATTTGACTAATGATTCTTGTCCGCCGCATCTGCTGATTTTGTCAGTGTTAGTAATTGTTTTCGTTTTACGAGCAGTCTCTTCCGACAATTCGCACGCCATAATCAAGTCTATGATTTTATTGTATTTCCGTTGGTATGTATATTTGAGCGCCTTGAATAAAATTTCCTGGTCGATTCTTGTCAAATATCCGATAATCCCGAAATCAAGGATTCCGATGCGATGGGTTGGTTCCGATGCTGGTGCGTCAGGCGCTGCTTTAATAAACAAGATGTTCCCTGGATGAAGGTCTCCGTGGTAAATTGAACTACAGAACGCGGCCTTGCCATTGAACCCCGCGAGTACTTTCGCAAATGTGTCATTATCTGCGGGGTCTATTTCGGTTATTTTCATTCCGTGGATATATTCCATAACGATGACGTCGGGGTTGATCATTTCGGTATAATCAGGGTAGGGTTTCGGGATTTTCACGGTTTCATAGTCTTTCCAACGATTGTAGTAGGTCGTAATATTCGCGAGTTCTTTACGAAAGCAGACTTGGTCGTTGAGAGATACAATATTCTGGAGAATCAGATTCTCTACGTTTAATGTTTTCATATAAGGGAGATACTTTGTAAGTTTGGCAAATACGACGAGATTATTCATTGACGTATTGAAGTTATTGCGGATGTTTTTACGGAGATACTTGACAACGACGAGGTCGCCTGGACCGTCCGTAAGTATGCGTGCCCGAAATATAAGCGACATCAATCCCGATTTTATCGGGCGATAATCATTTTCAATGCGAAGACGCATGTGAGGCCGGCATTCACACGACCTTGCCTCAAGCTCTTTAAGTTCATTTATGTTGTATTCTTCCTCGGAATATGTTACACTATCGGTATACTCGCTGAAGAATTCGTTGAGCTCGTGAGAGACGATATTCCGGTTGGTGGCGAATGCCTGGAATATTTTTACATACATCATATTCTTCGCAGCGAGACGGCGGCTTACATCCATAATCGCGTGGTTGCGCGACTTCCACCCCACTTTGTATTTGATGAGCTCCGTGATACCAATATAACAGGATGACATCGTAAACCATAATGCGCGAAATAGGTCGCGACACGACATTTTATAATAGTATTCTTCGGTTCGTTTGACGTAGTCATCATAGCCTTGTTGGTCGGCCGCAGCGGCGGCCGCATTAGCTACGGATTCGCATTGTTTTGTCGTATTTTCTAATTGAATAACCTTTTCATACTGAATATACTCCTCTAATAGTTCGTCCATTACAAGGTATGCGCACGAGTATACGAAGACTAATTAAACCACGCGTATAATATATAATATGTATAATTCTAATACATATTACGCTAAATATGATTTATGACCGGAGACCCTCAATGGCTTGTTTTAATCGCAAATACATTTTTTTGATAAGAATGCCGATTGCGTTTTCCATTGTCACGGTGAGTTCGGACTCGGCGTCTGGTTGTAGCTTAAACATATGAAGCACCTGGATGCTCCGATTGTTGTCTTCGCGATAGATATACTTCTGAATATAGAGCGGATATTCAAGAAGTTTATATTTTTGTTGAATGAGGTCGTTATGATATTCATAGGGGACGCTCTTGCTCGTAAAAATAATCTCGGTATTTCCATTATTCGCGATTTTATTTGTTATAATTGTAGACACATACATGTACGTTTTAAATCCACCTAAATCTCCTCCGATTTCTCTGAACTTGTAGAGAATATTGTGTTCGGATGGGTTGGTGGGGTTGGGATGAATCTCAATTGTGTCAATAATATCTTTATTCACTTCGTGTAATAACTTGTGTAAATTTATATTGATTAGTGGCAGGATATTGAAGTGTGGATTATTGTATGCGTATTCAAGTGTAAACAATTTCATTTCTGAGTTTTTCCCCAGCCTCATATCGTTTTGGGTACATAATGATTTGAATTGAGAAGACGATGACGACGACGACGACGACGACGACATTGGTGTTATAGATATTCTTTATAATGTTATAATGTTTATATTCCTTTATCATTTATTACAGGTCCATACTCACCGTATTTTTCTCGGATCTCGGCCTGCGCTTTGATTTATGTGGCGCCGAGTCTTGCGGAATATCGCCTAGACTGGAAACATTAATTACCGTGGGTTCAAGTGAAATGTCATCGCCGCCATTGTTGTTATTGCCACCGCTGCCCGTCATTCCTGAGAGAATATTCTGAAGCATCGCATTTCCTTGGTCTGGTTGCGCGCTGCCGCTGCCGCTGCCTGGCTGAATATTAATCGTTTTGGTCTTCAGTCGCGACATCATATCCGATACATCGGTGCTTGGACCACGCATTTCAGGACGACGCGATTTCTGCTGCTCGGAAACGGATGGCATTGACATCGGTGCCGGCATTGCTGTCGCACCGGGACGAACTGGGGGCGGAGGCGCGAGAGGACCTTTGGTGGCGATGGGTGGAGGAGGAGGGCGTTGTTGCTGATATTGAGGAAGTTCGGTGTGGTTGCGTCCGCCGCCGCCGCCGCTGTTGCCGCCGATAATATCATTCATAAAATTACCAAATCCGGACCCGCGGCCACCGCCACCGCCGCCACCGAGAGTATTATTTGACATTGATGATACAGCAGCCTGTGTGAATTGCTGCATCAGTTCAGGGTTCTGGCGCATAATATCGTCCATTCCAGGCAACGCCGACTTAAACATTGTATTGGTCATATGAAGCATAATCGCGCTTCCTCCCAGCTGGAACAGTAGCTTCAGTTCAGGTGACATCTTGGCCTTGGACTTGTATTTCTCGTGAAGCTCGCCGAAGATTTCATCATATTCACCGAGGTTTTCATTGACTTGTTCGGACCATCCGTCCAATTTCAGGTCAAAGGGGTCAAATTTGTTGTTTAAGAACTCCAAACCAGTAATACAAGCGAGAAGCATCTTTCCCTGAAATTTCATACTATTGTGACGTTCACGTTCCTCAATTTGCGTATCATACTCACCTTTCATCTCCGCATAAGAAGAATCCATTGAATACCGTTTTGACAGTTGGACCCCTTTCTGCTCCAGTTCCTCCAACTTACGAAGGAGTTTGAACTTTTCTTTCAGCATTTCTTCCTTGGATAATTGAGGAGTCGGGTCTACATTGGCATCAGGGTCCATTGGGATATTATTGAACTTGCCGTATCCGTCCCATGTGCGATTATCTGCGTCAGTATTGGATGTGGATTGTCCTAAATGGATTCCATTGCCGTCGCTTGCGCTGCCGTTGTCACCGTCAGACTTACTCAAATTGAAGATTCCACTTAAAAATCCGCCACCACCACCACCACCGCCACCGTCGCCACCGTCACCGCTGTTTCGCCTCGGAACATTGCTCAAATCATTGAGCTCATTTTCAAGTGCGGCCAATTCACTCAAATCAATATCCCCACCACCGCCACCGCCACCGCCACCGCCGCTCTTACGGTCACCGTCCTTAAATTTATTATTCATCAAGAGTTCAATACCGCCACCAAAATTACTGCCGCCGCCGCCACCGCTGCTAGATGAACGACCCCCTCCAATAGTAAATGTAGGCATTGTATCCAATGCGCCTAAATCAATTTCTTCCGCCATTGTGTTTTATGAAATGGTCTATAATACAAATACAATAGCAATCTTTATACTAAAATAAATGATGTGGCTGTTTATATGAATAAAATAAATACTTTATTATTCTATTCATACCGCACTATGAACCCGCCATAGTCCCTGTAAAAAACAGTCTGCGAGGTCGTCCTTCTTTTTATGATTTTCAAAGACGGGCATCCATTTTACATAATCCGATTTGTGTTTACGAGAGATTTCGCCGAGAGAACGGCATACAATGATTCCCGACTTCTTCCTGTCAGCGTAGGTGGATGCGTCAACTCCGCCATCTTCCGAATTCGCATCCGTGAATAATTTCAACTTACACGACGCCGATATAAATTCAATCTGCGGAATATGTTTCATAATAAAATACTGCGTAATCATTCCTTGAAGTGTCTTCATCCGAGAGGCAAGAGTGCTTATTTGATTTTCAATAATCATCATATCAATTGGTGCGGACACCGCTGCTGCTGCTGCTGCTGCTGCTGCCGCTGGGTCCGTGAACAGAATCGCGTCAAGATGCTTCATCATATTGCGGCCATATGTGATTAAATCCAGGTCGTGTGCGTAGGTATAATTCGCCTTCTTGGGTTTGTCCGGCGCGACAGTCCCGGTAATATAACTTGAATACTTATTTTCATCAAAGGGTTCTAGATAATCTCTCGCGAGTATTGTGGTTATTTCTTGGACGAGGTCGGATTTCCTGAGTTTGAGGTTCGCCGCTGCGGCCGGTCCTTCTTCTCCTGTCGCTTGCGCGACTAGATGCGCCGAGAGATTTGCCTTAATATCCATCAGTTCGCCCAGTTTCTTCTTTTGAAGAAGTTCGGGTTTGCGCTTTATGGGTAAAATCTCTCGGGATGGTATTATATATTTGGATTTATCGGCACATTTGGCGCAATACAGGATGGGCGCCGGACCGCTCACCGCGCCACCTCCCACCCCACTCACTACGCCACCTCCCACCCCAGCCCCAGATATACCCAGGTGCGACACCGAAGCGAGCGGAATCAGCGAGGCCGAAGCGAGTGGAGCCGAAGGCGCAACGAGAGTCGGCCGAGCGGGCGCAACGAGAGTCGGCCGAGCGGGCGCAACGAGAGTCGGCCGAGCTACCCACTTGGCCAACTTACCATCATTGATACACGTTCGCTTCGGCGGCGGCGGCGGCGGGGGCGGCGCTGCTTCTGTAGAGAGATTAGGGGGGAATCGTAAATCAATAACGTCCCATCTCTCAATTCGGATTTGATGAATCAACTCGGATGGAGTGGCACCCGTGAAAGCGACTGTATCCGATATGCTGAATACACAATACGCTAAATTCTTCATTCCTACATCAAAACTAATGATTCGCATCGTTTGTAATAATTAGGTATAATACAATCATTACAAATAAGGTTTATATGACTTCGCTTCGCTGGATTGGATTATATTACGGTCATTGACCGTTGGCGCGCTGCTGTCGCTGGAATGCGAGGATTTGTTCTTGCGTTATTTCCGGCGCAACCATCCGCGATTGAAGCGCCTCTCGCGAGAGATAGATGTCCTTTAAGTCGCTTGGCACATACCCGAACGGTTCTCTCGTATCCATAACGGACGAATACATAAATGGGACATTGCGTTGGTTCTCTTGCTCATAAGCATTCACTTCAAATGAACCGTGCCCTGACATATTTACGGCATCAATACGATTGATATTCATTATTTGGTCGGCGTTGGTCGTTAAATAACGGCGATAGTCCCAGTTGGTCTT